GGCACAAATGGAATGCATATAATCTTTAACACCTTCATATGAGATTTGATCATTCTCCTCATATGGAGTTCCATAAAATTTATTATCTTCAAACTTATAACTGTATCCGTAGTTCTCACAGAACTGGACAATCTTATCTAACAGGCCAACATAGATCTGTTTGGACCGCATATCGTATAGGTGAATCTCTCCGTTCCAGTTCCTACCACGATACTGCGGCATAAATTTTGCATTCGGAACCTCAAACTTAAAGTGGTCTCTAAGTTCATATTCAATATGAGGTTCAGTATTGATTTTTAAAAATACTTCGTTGGATTTAGAAATAACAAGATTCGCTGTTCTTCTCGCAGTCGTATCAATCACGATGATCCATTCATCTACGAATATTTATTACATATTTTCAAACCTATGCTCAAGCATAATTCTATAGAAATGATCTCGCATAGCAAGTAAATCTTCTTGCTCCACAGGATCTCCACCAGACCATTTCTCACAGGCTTGCTTAAGACCTGTGTAGATAATACGGACTGCTTGAATGGGCAGTTCTAATTGATAATACTGATCTTCGTCTTCCATTATCCTAATCCAGCGTTGAATCGCATGAACTCTATTGCGTTTTTGATTTGATAAGTTCTATTAGTTATCTGCTTTAAAATGCTTTCAATATAAACGAGCATCGTCTCATAATAATCTATCTTTAGACATATTGTAGACAGTTTTTCGTCAGCGTCAAGATACTTTTGCATTGTATCTTTATCGCGAATCTTTTTGGGAAAAGGATTTTGAACGTACACATCAGGGTCAGCTTTACCACTGAAGTATTCGTATCGTTCGTGTCTTATGTTCTTTCTTTGCTGTTCTGCTTTCTTTCTTAAAAGAAATATGGTATTATATAATTCAAAGTATTTTGCATGAAGAGTGGGGATATTTAAGGATTCTGTATGTAAATTATCGTTATCGATTTTAGAATCCTTCTCCCACATCTCTTGAAGTTTATCAAGATCGATCATAAAGGTTTGTTGGACAAATCAGTCAGGTTGTATATAGTATACTTGAAACTAACGTCTGCTGTAAAGTATTCGATGTCTGTGTCAGTGGCATCAAACGTAATAGTAGACAGTGAGTAGGGGAACATATCTTTAAAGTTCACATTGAACTTCGCAACCAAGTTACTACTCAAGATTTGTAAGGTTCCATCTGAGTAGATATTATCTCCTGTTCTACCAAAGTTTCCTGGGAGAACTGCCTCTTTCTCCAACTTATCAAACTCTTGCAGAGTTTCTGGATATCCAAGACCACGGATCCAATTCTGAATCTCCATGTAATTTACAAGATCTTCATCGACTAAGAATCTAAGAGTAAGATCCCCAAATTGAATCTTATCACCTGGTACATCAATATTCTTAAGGTAGGAAGGTTGAGTCGCAATACCAAGATCCAGTGATGGGATATTTGCCTGATTGCAGAAAAATGCTACACCAGGACTTCTTTTCAGGGAAAACTTAAACCCTGTTGGCGCAAGAAAATTTCTATTATCAATTGGTGTGCCTG